TGTGAGGTTGTAGAGTTAGACAAGCTCTGGATGAATACTTGAGCATTCTGACCAGGTGTCAAAGATCCACCGCCACCACCAGCAAGGGTTAGGTAAGCCGAGTTAGAGTTATAAGCAGCGTGACCGCCGTTGTTAGCACCCTGAACTCCAAACATCCAGTAGATGTTGTTAGAGTTATAGGTACCTCCACCACCGCCACCTTCTGCCGCAAGGGTCCAACCTGAGATCAAACGAGATGCTCCGGTCTGGCCTTCGTAGTAGATGGTTGCGCCGTCTGGACGCTTTGGAGAAGTTGCTGCTGAACCGGATTCAAGAGTTGGATATAACATAACGTACTGAATCTGACCAGTTGTAGAAGACTGAGCTCCCTGGTAGACAGAGAAACCTACGCGAGCGTAAGCAGCTACTGCTGATGGCTGGTAACCAGATGAAGAAGCTATTGGAGCCACTGCACCGTTAACACCAATACGAGCACCGTAGTTAACTCCTGGCATAGTCTGCTGGTTAGACTGGTAACCAGAGAAGCCAAGGAACACGTTTGGACCGACAGAACGTGAAAGAACGTTGTAATCCGCATCAAGCCATTCGATAAAGGCGTTGATTGGACGGTACTGGTTAGCAGTACCCGCACCGTAGACCCACATAGATGCTGAGTAAGTTTGACCAGCAGTAACACGAACTGGACGGTGGGCTGTCTCAAGGTTACCCAAGTCTGTTGAGTTGGATGAAACAACCAAACCGGTTTCAAATCCATAGACTGGAGGCTGCCATGAAGTAGCGGTTCCACCAAGTTCGAGCTGTAGGTTATCGATGAAGTACGAAACACCTGCGTTGTGCTGGAACACGATTGTTGGGTAGATAAACTGGGCTGTAGAGCCGTAAGCATATATACCGTTAGCAAGGGTTGCAGCGATAGAAGGTGTAGTAAATGTTGCAGAGATACGGCGCCATCCGCTTGCAAGGAACTGAGTTCCTGCTGGTGTCTGCCAGGTAAGCGAGGTGCTTGCTGGAAGGTTTGCTGTAAGCGCTGTATTAAGTGTGATCTGAGTTGAGCTGTTGACTACGCTGATAGCCACACCTGCTGCGATACCTGTTACTGATGATGCAAGAACCATACCAGCTACGAGGTTTGCTGTGCTAGAGACTGTGATCTGAGTAGCACCGCTGTTATTTGTACCTGTAGATGTGTTGGTTACAGATGCACCATATCCAAGCATTGGGGCTGGTTGTGCCTGACGAACGAAGAATCCGTTAGATGTACCGCCGTCAATAGAGTTAGCAGGAGGTGAAGAAATTGTACCGCCTGAGTATACAAGGTTAGACGCAGCACCGTAAGTTGCACCAGTAGAACGAATCTGGAACAAGATTGGGGCTGTTGTTGGTACGGCTACGTTAGAGTAAACGTACGCAGACAAGGTATAGGTCTGACCTGGGATGTAAGGAATACCGTTAGAACCAACCGAGGTAGTTGTAGCGGAGGTAACTGTACCTGTGTTAATTGAGGAGAAGTTAATCCAGGTAGGAGAACCAGTGCTTGTAGAAGTGCTTGTTACAGCTACAAGTGCGTTCTGACCAACAGTTCCATTGTATGAAACTGTAACGGTTGTATTTGACATGTTAGAAGCAACTGCGGTGTTAAGAGTAACTGTGCTTCCCGAGATGTTGGTGATGAAGGTACCTGTTGTAAGGTAACCAGCTGCAATCACGAACATATTAGGGAGTAGATTTGCAGTGCTTGCCATTGTAATTGTGTAAGAACCAGCTGTACCAGAAGCAGTTGTTGTAAGAACTGGTCCAACCATTTCTGTAAGCTTTGTAGGAACCGAGGTATTTGTAACAGAGAAGGTTGTTAGCGAAGTACCCTGCTGGTTCAAGTAGCTTGAAGAGATGAGAGTTGTATCTTCCAACTGTGACAAACGAGGCTGTAACAAGTTGTTAGAAAGGTTTGCACTCTGGTTAGAGTTATAGGTATTGTTAGTAAAGGTATTTGTACCTGAAAGCGCATCAATACCGGCCTGGTTAGTCTGGTAGAAAGCGATTTGACCCTGCTGAAGGGTTACGTTTGTAGAATCAAAACGGATAACGCCCTGAACTGCGGCCGAGTTAGCTACAGAAAGGTTTACGATGTTACCGGAAACTGAGGTAACAACTGCGTTAGATCCGATACCACCGGTTGAAGTTGCAACTTCAGGAGAAGCTGTTGTAATGAACTGACCTGCAACAAGAGCCATACCAGCAACGATACCGTTAGCATTAGGGAAGAGCTCAATGTAGGTCGCACCCGAAGCACCAGTAGCTATACGGTAAATAACTTCAGGATCCCAACCAAGGACGTTAAGGTCAAAGTCTGGGTTAGTGAGGTAGTTCCACACTGTTACAGAACCAAATGTGGTTGTACCACCGTTAGTTCCTGGAAGAGTAGATGTAATATCGCTTGCAGCGGTAAGTGCGCCAAGGCCACCTTGTCCACCTGCACCGACGTTGATTGGGTATGCAGTTCCTGGTGTTACAGAAAGATTCTGTACGACAACGGCACCACCAGCACCGCCACCACCGGCAACGAGCTGTGAACCGCCACCGCCGCCGCCTCCACCACCAACTAGGATAACCTGTGCAGAGCTTACGCCCGCAGGAGCCGTCCAGGTACCGCTAGTGGTAAAAACCTGCTCCTTGATATTAACGCGACCAGAGTTGTCATTAGGAAAGACAACTAGATCTTTATATGAGGAAATTGCCATTAGTAGTTACCTGTTCCTTAGTTGTTACTGGTAGATGCCTGAGATGAAATAGTCGACTGCTGATGCTGCGTCTGCTGTTACGACTACTAAGTCGCTTGGGTTAGCAACTAGACGGGCATCAAAGTTCACCGTGCCGTTTGCAGGAATCTGCAAAGAGGTGCAGAAAGAGTATCCGCCGATTGTCAATGTGACGTAGCGAGTGTTTGCTGTCTTGTTTGACAAGACAACGTTAGTGATGATTGCTGCGGTAGAAGCAGTAATGCTAATACCTGAGTCGGTAGTACCAGCGGTACCACGACGGATAAGTGTTACTGTAGGTGTGGCCATTATGCTAGGACTCCCATGTATGCGTAGGTTTGTAGATTATTTGCTGTTGAGTTTACTGCTGCAATTTGAGTCGTTCCAGCAGAGTTAACTGCAGATACCTGAGTGGTACCAGCAGTATTTACTAGACCAACCTGGGTTGTTCCAGTGCTAGTAATAGTAGATACCTGGTTAGATGTCGCGGCAACAATGTCATTGACACCAAGCATCGTTCCTAGGGTTTGTAGGGCATTTGCGTAGTATGCATAATCTGAGGCTGCTGTGACACCACTCGCTAGAGTAGTGGTCATATCATTTGTTAGCGCCGTGATCTGCGAACTAAGCGAGGCGTAGTTTGTCATTGGGGGTTACCGACCTTCCGGGGTTTCTAGAATTATAGCAAATTTGGGGGATAAGAATTCATTAACTCGGATCATTATGCTTGAGCCTCAGTCCAAGAGAGACGAGCAGCGATCTGAGAGGTGGCTGTACCGATGTTTGTTGCGGTAACTACCAGTACATCTGGGCCATTTGGGAAGCCAGGAGTAGAAACGTTACCGTTTCCAGACATATATGAGTTTCCGATATCCTTACCACCGATCAGGGAGTATACGGATGAGTTAAAGTTTGAAGCTCCAGCACCGTTTTCTGAGAAGAATGAGAAGACGGAGTCACCACCAGAGATGATGCCTGAGGGGGCCGGAGAACCAGTTGTATAAGGAACGCCACCCTGTCCGTTACCAGTGTTATCGATAAAGATAGCCTGGGCAAGGGATGAGGCACCAATGGAGTCACGAGTCCAGTCATTTGGAAGACCGGTATAGCCAATAGTAGGCGTAAATGTGATTGTTCCAGAGACTGTTCCTGAGTTAGCTACAGATAGGTAAACAATGTTTCCCTGAATGTTAGTAATAGTAGCTCCAGAGCCAATACCTGTTCCAGATACACCCATACCGATTTGAAGACCAGTAACACCCGTAAGGTTCAAGGTACCTGTGTCAGAAACAGTAATTGTGTTAAGTCCTGAGGTACCTGTAACCGATGTACGGGTTGTAGCAAGCTGAGCCGCTGTCCAGTTGGTATAAGCTAAGTATGAGGGGTTTAGAACAACGTCAATACGATATGAGCCGTTAGTCTGTACAGCCACTGCCTGAAGTTGTAGGGCCATGCGGTTAATAAGCTCACGTACACCAAAGTTACGGGCGATAGCGTTGTCTGCTGTAGGGGAGACGCGGATTGCTAGGAGTGGACGGGTTGTACCTGCCTGAATCGTAGCGTACTTCTGCATACCCGCGGTGAAGACTGGGAGCAAGTCTGTTTGGAATCCGCCGTCCATAACAACCGATGAACCCCAGTGCTGAATGATAGGGGCGCAATTTTGGTTAATAGGCTGTACTGAAACCTGAGCATTACCACCAGTACCATTCCAAGAAGAGTCTGGGGTAAAGATTTGATTTGTTAACGTGCCGTAATAAGTGAATGGTTGATCTGGGTAGGTCAAGGTTACAGAGGCACGACGCTGACTAATTGTGATTGGATAGGCATTCAGCGTGGTGTTTAGAGCACCAATAGAGGAATACTGAACAATCTCATAGTTAGTGTCATCCTTGATAACTGCATAACCGGAAGGCTGCCACTCATAAATTTCATTAGCGTTTACATACATAAGTAGGTCAGATGGGTTAAGAGCTGCCCCAACAACACCGGTAGCTCCAGAGATCAACGTTCCATAAGTTACTGGGCTGTTGTCTACTTCGTAACGAGCAGGCAAGTTACCCGACTTCTGGTAAGCAAGCTGGTTAACGTTAGAGTTAACGATGCGGTGTACGTAAATGACATTACCCCTAGGGCCACGAACACCAAAACGAATGGTTCCAGCACCGTACCAAGAGTAATCAATGTAGATCATTTGCATACGCTTTGGGTCTAGAACATAGCCTGAAGGGCCGGTTCCATCACACTTATCCATGTTCCACTGTGATTGTAGAACACGAACGCTCTGTGTTACGGTTGCACGAGCACCCGTAGTTGTTGCTCCTTTAAATGCTGGGGCGATATAAAGAACTGTATCACTAGAGATTGCGGTGATCAAGTAGCTAGAGCCCTTGATAACAATCTTTTGTCCAACCCTAAGCTGCTTACGGAACTGTGTTCCAACACCAATAACCTGTGGGCTGTACTGTGTAAGGTTAAGACGACCAGAAATCATCTTCTCAGAGTGACGACGAGCAACATAAAGCTCTTGACCATCATACGCAAAGTAGAAGCCGTTTTGCTCATCAAACATGCCTGCGCGGGCTTCTGAACCCCACCAAGTAATTGCGTGGGCATATGCAGACTGCCCCGTAGGTGTTAGATCTGTGAAAGCCACTGCCTGAGTTAAGGTAACTTGGAATTGGAATACGTTTGAGTTTGTAACCGCAGTAACGGTGAACTGTCCGTTGTAAGGGTTATATCCGCTAGAAGCAGTAGTAAGAACGTTTTCTAGATAGATTCCAGCACCGACTTGAAGACCGTGGTCTTCAACAGTTGTTACTGTTACTGTCTGGGTTCCAATAGAACCACCAGACATAGAGATAGAATCAATATTGTATGTAGGAGTTAATTTTGCTCCAGTTGAGAACTGCATGCCCTTACCAGCTTGGTAGCGGAAGTAACGGCGGGTTTGACGAATAGTCTGCATTCCAGGCACGTTGTTATACGTTGTGATAGCAACACCGGCATCATATGGGCGGTGAATTACATAGCCGTCTGCCTTAGCCATAATGCGGCCCGTGCTTGGAACAGAAACTGTTGGGTACTGATTATAAGTAGTAAATACTATTTGGTTAGTAGCAGGTACCTGCTTAACAATGTAGTCACCATCAAAGCTGTTTGTACCAGATACCGAAATAGGGGTTCCTGGATATAGGCCGTGTGGGTACTGGAATACTGCGGTAATTGTAGATGGGGCTGCACCGTCTGTAGATGCGGTCCACTGGTTCATGGTATTAATACCGCCAGTTACGTTACCCATTCCAGGATAGTTACCACCAGGAATGTGGGCACCGTCAAATACGTCTCCACCGTATACGGTAGAAAGATTTGAGTAAATTGTTTCACCGGCTACTACACCTTTTGCACGATATGTAAAGGTAGTCGTTGTAGGTGCTGAGAGGATCTGGGATGAGCCTTCAACACGTGCATTTTGAGTCTCTTGAACCTGTACGATATTTCCCGCAACTAAACCGTGTGGTACAGATGTTGTTACTGTAATAGTAGAACGTGGGGTTGCACCATCACCAAAAATAGAGGTAGCAGTAATCGCATTACCGCCATTTGGCTTTGGGAAATATGTTGGGTAGTTAGCATTTAAGAAGATTGTTTCCCACTTAGAAGGCTGAACTGAATATTCAAAGTCGGTATCAATCAAAGACTGCGGTGTAGAAACGCGCTGCTTTTGTACAGCGTCTGTATAAGTTTCTTCTGGAATAATGGTTTGAGCGTAGTCATCTACATAGACCTGAATAAGGTCTGTAGACAACATGTTTGCAGAAAAGTATGTTGGGTTTAGTACAATAGCGGTTGAGAAGATATTGTTTCCATTATCAATCTTGGTTACCGACGTGTACTGTGTGGTAGAATCAGAGAAATTATAAAGAATAACGTTACGAGTAACGTTGGTGATCATCATGATTCGTTCAGGACGGATCCAACGCTCATTAATAGTAAGAGTGTATGTAGACGGATTGAATGTGTAATCTGTCTCCAACAATACGTTTCTTGACATTTAGTGGGACCTTCCTAGATCAAACTAATCGGTGGTACTACGCGAGTATTTACGGTAGAGTAGGTTGTATTTACGGTTCTTGGGAAAAAGAACCCAATACCAAGTCTAGCATCTGCCAGGACCTGTGAGTTCAAGTTAGTATCTCCCGCAGGGCCTGCTGGACCTTGAGGGCCAGGCACGCCTGTAGCACCGGTTGCTCCGGTAGCTCCGGTAGCACCATTTGTACCGTTTGTTCCTGCAGCACCAGTTGCACCAGTAGCGCCGGCTGGTCCTGAGGAGTATGGCAATGAGTTCCAAGTTGTTACACCATCACCAATTTTAAACGTATGTGTATCTGTTTCAAGCGCGAGCTCACCAGAAGCTAGAAGTGTATTAGCTGCAGTCCACTGTGCCGCTGTTCCGCGACGAAGCTGTAGTTGAATAGACATCAAACTCCTCCAAAGTCAAAAGCAGTTACGCCCCCGTAGTTTGTTGTGGGATCGCCACCGTCCACATTGAGAATACTAACACCTTGAGGTCCAGTTGGACCTGTTGAACCCGTAGATCCTTGTGAGCCGGTAGCGCCGGTTGGTCCAGTTGCACCCGTTAAACCTATTGGTCCTTGCGGTCCCGTCGATCCAGTAGCTCCACTAGCTCCGTTTGTACCATTTGTTCCCGCAGTACCAGTTGGTCCAGTTGCGCCTGTGGCGCCTGTTGCACCGGTAGGTCCGAAAGTTGTTGAGATAGATACCCAAGCAATACCGTTCCACTTCCATGTGCGGGTTCCATAGGTATAGGTTTGATTTACATATGGGGAAGATGGAAAACTAATAGTCATGTTCTATACCTCACAATTAAGAGACCTTGATAACCAGATCCTCCAGGGGTTGTTATTGAACCGGAAGCTGTAAATGGCATTGTATTTCCTGCGCCTGAACCGCCGTATGTTGTTGCGCTCGCATTTCCACTATAGCTAGCACCCACTTGTCCATAGGTAACTGCAGAGCCCGTAATTGTAGATGTATACGTAGCAGTTGCTGGTACTAAAACCAAAGTACCGTTTGCGCTATAGGTCGACATAATAATTCCCGGCATACCTATGCCTCCAGGAATTCCTGGAAAACCATAGTTATTTGAGTTAGTAGCGTTTTGTACGGTCCCCCCATTTGCAGTAACCAAAGAACCTAAGCTAGTAGTTCCACCATTACCTCCAGGGCCGCCGCCAGCACCAATAGTTACGTTGTAGGTTCCAGTAGGTATGGCAACACTGGTCTCAAGAATAGCGCCTGGACCACCACCTGAACCACCAGTTCCAGTTCCAGAAACTGAACTATAGTAGCCTGGGTTTCCTCCAGCGCCACCACCAATAGCCAATACGCTAAAGATCTCACTATTTGGGTTAGCTGTAACGGTTAGTGTTCCACCCGAGGTGCTAGAAAATGTTAATACCGTATATATGCCGTAGGTTGTTTTAGTTGCTCCAGTACTAGATACAACTAAACCTGAGGTAGAGCTACCTCCACTAAATCCAAGGGATGCTAAAGGGCTCATGCGAATTTACTCATTCCCGCAAATACGGTATAACCACTAGAAGTTCTTACAATGGTATAGGAATACGCATCTATTCCACTAGTGTGTCCTACCGTAATAGCATTACCTCCGGTCCAAAGAGGGGTGACAGTAGCCCCGTCAATATTAAAGGCGTTAATATAAAAAGCGTTTGAACTGTTTGTATTTAATACGGAGATTGTTACAGACTGTCCTATAGCCATCAGACTAGCTAAGGTTGTGGTTGAGTTTCCTCTAATGTTTAGGGCATAACTTGCTGATGGGGCAGTAGTAAAGTACCAAAAGCTTGAGGTAACAATATCAATATTTACAGTGCCTGTTGGGGCAGTAGAGACTACGTTTGTATTTTCAAGTAGGCCGGTTACTGCAGTATTTCCACCAATAGTTCCTGTAGCGCCAGTTGCACCAGTAGGTCCCGTTGGACCCGTAGGTCCTGGGACTGTACTTGCATTACCAGTAGCTCCAGTTGCACCAGTAGGTCCCGTAGGTCCTGTTGAACCTGTTGGACCGGGTACAGTTGAATTAGCTCCCGTAGATCCTGTGGCACCCGCAGCACCTGTTGGTCCCGTAGAACCAGTAGCTCCAGTATTACCAGTTAAGCCAGTAGGCCCTGTTGGACCAGGAATAGTAGAGGCGTTACCAGTGGGGCCCGTAGGGCCTGTTGCGCCTGTAGGTCCCCAGTATCCTGATGGGGCAAGCTCAACCCAATAACTATTGACACCGTCCGTAGTCCAAGTGTATTCAATTCCAGAAGCGTCATCAATCCAGTGATTTCCTAGTAAAGGGTTTGATGGTGGAGTTGTACTTAGTACTGTAGAGCCCGGTCCAGTAGCACCAGTAGAGCCCGTAGGTCCTGTTGAACCGGTAGCACCCGTGGCTCCAGTTACACTGGCGCCAGTTGCACCTGTACTACCTGTTGCACCAGTCGGGCCGGTTGCTCCAGTAGATCCAGTAGCTCCAGTAATAGAAACGCCTTGAAGACCTTGAACACCTTGTGGACCTGTTGGACCAATACCACCGGTTGCACCAGTAGCTCCAGTTGGTCCAATAGCTCCGGTAGCACCGGTAGCTCCAGCACCGGTAGCACCTATTGATCCAGTTGGTCCGGTAACACCCGTAGCACCTGTTGGTCCAACAATTTGACCAACGTTATCCCACGTAGTTCCTTCCCATACCCAAAGATTTGTACCAATGATGTATGCGTCATTGACAGTTTGTCCAGTTATGGCTTGAAGAGCGGTGGTGTTTGCAAGCGTTCCGCGGTATTTAATAGAAACACCTTGAGGACCTGTTGGTCCTTGAGGACCTGTTGGTCCAGGAACAGTAGATGCAGCACCCGTACTACCAGTTGCACCAGTAGGACCAGTAGGACCTACAGCACCCTGTTGTCCTGTTGCACCAGTAGGGCCAACAATACCTTGAATACCCTGAACACCCTGCGGGCCAGTATTACCCAAAGGTCCTTGAGGACCAGTTACACCCTGAGGTCCAGCATTACCGGTAGCACCTGTAGGACCCGTGTTTCCTTGAATACCGGTTGCACCAGTTGAGCCAGTTGGACCAGTGTGTCCAATAGAACCTTGAATACCTTGTGGACCTGTTGCACCAGTCGCACCGGTATTACCTTGAATACCCTGAGGACCAGCAACACCAGTTGCACCAGTAGGTCCTTGTGCACCAGTCGCACCAGCAGGACCTCCAGCACCAGTAGCGCCGATAGAGCCAGATGCACCAGTAGCACCGGTGGCACCGGTCGCACCTGTGGCACCTGTAGCACCACGAGATCCTGCAGCACCTGTAGGGCCAGGAATAGTTGAGGCGGCACCAGTTGCACCAGTTGCACCTGTGGCTCCAGTAGGACCAATGTTTCCTTGAGAACCAGTAGGTCCAGTATTACCGGTTGGACCCATATTTCCAGCTGGACCAGTAGAGCCTGTTGGGCCAGTAGAGCCTGTAGCTCCAGTTGCACCGGTAATGCTGGCTCCGGTAGGGCCAGTTGCACCAGCGGCTCCTGTAGGACCGGTAGCACCCTGTGGGCCTACAGCTCCTGTAGGACCTGTAGCACCGTTTTGGTTATTAATTCCAAGAAGATATACGGAAGGATCGTTACTATCGTCAGACGGCATACCGATCAAGTTTGGTGTATTAACCATAGTAATCCTCTGGGTTAGTAATAGTTACTTGTGCTTTTGTAAAGACCTTACCTGCAAGGTAGGTCTTAACTGTTCCATCAACGTTACTTGTAAGCTGTAGATCCCAATATGCCGTATGAGGAAGGTCTGTTGTTACGGAGCTAGGTAAGTGAATGGTTAGAGTGTCAAGTATACCACCGGTAACTGAAGCACTCTTAGTAATCGTAAATGTAGCTAGTAATAGTGGGCCAACCTGATCCGCAGGTATCTCAGGGAATAGACGAACCTGTGCTGCAGGGGTCCAGTTTGTAAGATCCATGTCAAACTTAAAGGACTCGTAGAAGTCATCACCGGACATGAGCTCAAGATCCTTTGGCTCTGCAGGTCCTGGTGGTGTCGTATCTCCGTAGTTTGGAACAGGTAGATAGACGCGTTGCGGTATAGAGCCGTCGTCCACTTCTTGTGGACGGTATACAGGTACATAACGATTTGTACGGCGGCTGATACGACGTAGGGTAAGAACCTCGATGCGATAGAGACCAACACCCAAAAGTGAGCAAAGCTCTCTGTATTGTTCTTTTCGTTGCTGTACAACTTCCATTAACTGGCGATAACGCTCTGAACGAGGGATACTTACGCCATCTGGAGAAATAATGTCAATATCAAATGCGGCGTCTGTAGCAAGGGTGTACAAGGCCATTGAGGTAGCCAAAATTACAAGTGGATATTCCTCCACAAAAGGCAGGGTAGCTAGGGTTGTTGTAGCCCCATTGCTATCAGTAGCATTGTGCGAATGATCATAGAAAGCCTGGCTAATGTAGTACTGGATTTCTGTATCCGTAAAGTACTTATATGCAACTCCACTAACCTTAATTACAGCATTATTGCTGGGAATAATTCCAAGTTGGAAAAGCCCACTTACCTCTTCTACGGAGGTTGTATTAGACACATCAGTGCCATTAACTGTAACTCTAAGGCTTATTCCCTTGACTGGAGCATAGGGTAGCTGGAATTGGCTTGTAACGCCATCCCCTGTAAATTGTTCTATAAAGGATCGGCCGATGTCACCGATTTCTGTTCTAAGCCTGTTAGACAGGGTTTGAATATTTGCCACTTATCCTCCAACTAGGCTATAGAGGTATGATGCCGTACTATTGATAATTAATCAGGTTAAAAAGTAAAGGCCCACCCCGACAGGAGGGCAGTTGTCGGAGTGGGCGTTCTAGTGGGGTTGCTTATGCGCGGTCGTAAATGTAGCCTTTTTCTTTAAGGTGTTCAGCTACATGTTTAGCAACTTTGTACTTCTGACCGGCTTTAAAGGAGAAGTGATTACCTACTCCAATTGTTACAAAATCTAAATCTTCTGCAACTCTAATAACGGTTGAATCGTCCGCTAGGTCGACTCCTACGCTTTCCACTTCGTCTACTACTGTCGGTACTGGACCGGCTGTCAAGTCTAGGACTTCTGTCTCTAGACGCTGGGCTTCAACTTGGGAAGCGATTGACATTTCTTCTGAGCGCTTTTGAATAGCTTCGATGTTGTCCTTAAGAAGCTGCTCACGCTGACGTCCAGTTACATCTGTTACTTTTGCTTTTGCCACGATTATTATTCTCCTAAGTGTTTGTGTTGGGGGAGGGTTTCAAGGCCCTCCCCCAGTTATTTAATTAGTTGGTTTCTGCGATGATTACAGACTGATCTGTAATAAGGCCAAGACCATAGATTGCGTACCAAGCCAATGCGTGCTCACGACCGAAGTCAAGAATACCGCCATCGCGGAGTTCGACTGGGAGTGAGATAGCGTGACCGAATGCGTTATCTCCAATGAAGATTGCGCTATAGCGATCTGCTGCACCGTTACCGGTAACTGTTGTTGGGGTTGTGTAACCTCCACCAGTTGGGTAAGAGATTGATCCTGGAGCTACTGCTGTGTCGGTTGTGTAACCTGAACCAGCACCACCTGGGGTCTTCTTGACCTGAGTGGTCTCAATGAATACGGTGTCATAGAGACGGCCGACTTCACCGAGCATGAAGTTTCCTGGAGCAGCGTACTTGGTGACTTCAATAAATTCTGAATTGTCACGAAGACGACGTGATTGGTGAGGGTGAACGAAAGCAACATAAGTTTCGCCCAACCGAGGGATGTTCTTGGTTGCGAGGGTCTCTACTGCGTCTTTAACTGTCGCAGTTGTGAGGTATGAAGAACCGGTCAATGAAGCGCGTGATGTTGCTGCGGTTCCATTGTCGTACCAGCTGTTAACACCTGAGATACCTGTGCGATCGTAACCGTAGATGACTGAAGAAGCAGCCATGAGGGTGTCACGAGCCTGGCCATCAAGATAGAGAGCCATGTTACGTCCAAGAAGACGTGATGCTGATGCCATAACGTCATCGAATGATGCGTTAAGAAGAAGCTCTGATACTGCAATTGCATAACCATGTTCTGCAACTGTGATCGAGAACTGCTGTGCTGTCAAAGCGTTAGTTGACATACGGACACCTTCAACAAGAGCTGAAGCGAATCCGAGGTTGTTGTAACGCATGAAGTTGATCTGGAGACCTGGGGCGACGCCTAGCTCAGTCTTCTTAACAGCGAACTGTTCGAAGCGGAGGATAGGCATTGACTGGAAAAGGATTTCCTTTGACCAGATGGTCTGAATCGCCTGAGTCAGCTGGCTGTTAGCGCCAGAATAAGCTGTAGGTGCTGCGGCGAGATTGCCGGTACCTGTTACGGCTGATGCCATGTCGGTTTTACTCCTTAGTTATAAGTGGTTGTTTTCTTACTTACCCAAAAATTCCCTTGCCGTTTGCGTTTAGATTTGGGATCAAACGCGAACGGTATTTTGCATAGTCAGCAACCGACATAGCGGCAATTTGTTCCGCTGTAAACTGTTGTTGATCCGAGTTGTTTTCCAAGGTAGGGGGCAAAGTAGTTCTTGTCCCCGTCATCTCTCGACGCAAACTCTGGGTAGCTGCTTGCGCTGAATCAAGGATACGAGCTGATCGTTCCTTTAACCCTAAGATACTCTGGTCGATTTCATCTTTGGAATTTCCAGAGATTAAATCAAGTAGCTCAGGAAGAATATTATCTTGCTCCTGTTGAAGTCGTGCAGTGCGGTATTCTGTTAGTTCTGAATACTGACGCTCACGATCTAGGAGTAGGAAAGCTTTTTCACGCTCTAAGCGTTCTGCTTCCAACTTCTCCGCCCACTCTCGTTCTTTTGTTTCGAGAAGACTGCGGACATCCATCTCAGCTTCTGCCTTCTTACGGGCGTCTGCTTCTTGCTCGACACGGGCACGTTCTGCCTCAGCGAGTCGTTCTTCACGGTCCTTCTTAAGGATATTTAGTTCTTCCTTAAGCGAGTCAATTTGAGGGTAGAGCTTTGATTTCTCTTGCTCACGGACCTTACGAAGGTCTTCCTCTGTGTATGACTTTCCTGACTGTGATTGGACGGGTGTAACGGTTTGAGTGTTTTCTACTGCTGAAGTTACTTCGGCCTGGAAGGCTTCTTGTGCTACAGCTGTATCAACAACGGTTGCCTGTTCTGACATAGTTATTCCTTAGGTTTAAGAGGTCGTTGTCCGAATGAGTATCACGATGACCTGCGGATTGATTCAGTGGTGTATAGCCTTTCAAATATTGCGGTATTTGTCTGGCTAAACTATTTATTACCCTTCAGGATACTTAGAGTCCTGACTGGTATCATCTTCGCCACTTCTAGCCTTTGGAAGTGTTGTTCCGTAGGCCTTGGTGACCAAGTCGTTGGCCATCTGGTCTAGAGTCTCCGCCTCAAATGGGGTGATTACTCCAGGTTGTCCAGAAGGTCCAGGACCGGTTCCATCTCCAGGCTCTGCTCCAGGAGGTAGTTCTCCACCACCGTCTGGCATGATGCCCGTTAGAGATGCAAT